TGTAGTTCCTAACCCCAAATTCCCACTCGCATCCAGCGTCATCACCTGACTGAAGGAGATCGCATTGCCTGCGGTGCCGGAGGCGGCGTTATAAAAGGCAAACGCACCATTTGCCGCTTCAATGTATTGCGCTGTGCCATTGTTCTTATATATGTAGTTTGCAGCACTGTTTCGGTATGCGTTGGTAAGAATCTCCAATGAGTTTGTAGCGGTCCTTGAGTAAATTGCACCATAGTTTGCAATGTCAATTCCTTTGTACCCGCTATTCCAAGCACTCGGCGTCACCCCCAAGCCGAGGTTGCCGGAGGAGTCGAGGGTGGCTTGCAGCGTGTTGTTTGTATAAAACCGCATTGCGGCATTGGAAAACTGCACAAAATCTACAGTTCCGCTATTGCCGTTTTTGTTGATGTAAAAGTAATCGCCGCCACCAAAGTTTGCACCGTCAGCATCCAACCAAACTTGTGCCTGACGGCTTGCGGCGGTTGCACTAGAAATACTGCGAAATCCGCCGCCTGCATTATTGGCAGCAGTGGCATCGCCGGATCGAAATAGAGCCGTAATGTTGTCGCCAGCCGGGGCAACCACTTCTAACTTATACGCAGGCGAACTCGTCCCAATCCCCAGCCCTGTGCTGGTCAGGCGCATTTGTTCAACATCATTAACGCCAAAACGAACTGGATGGTTGGTAGTCGTAAAGATGGCCCGTCCGTTTACGTCTGTAAAATCAAGGCTGTTAATGCTTGAGTCACTTGAACGCATCCGCAAAAAACCGCCAGTATTAGCAGTTGTTCCCGCAAACTCCGCTCCACGATAGTTAGTAAGAGCAGTAGCAGCGGTATTTACGCCCAAATTCGTCCCATCAAACGTCAGCGCAGACCCACTCGTCGCTACCTTAGACCCATTTAGGTATAGAACCCCGTTAGCAGTGCCGCCGGAAAGTACAGGGTTAGCAGTAATAGAAACCACACCCGTAGAGTCAGCAATACTCGCAGCAGCCGTACCATCCTTGGCCTTGATGTTTGTTACTTCAATATTCGTTGTATCTACTGTTGTCGAGTTGACTGTTGTGATGTTTCCAGTTGTAGCCGTTGCAGTCGTAAAAGTACCAGCAGCCGCCGTTGATCCACCAATCGTAGTGCCATCAATCGTACCGCCGTTTATGTCAATCGTAGGGAATAAATCAGAAGCTTGAACCACGTTCGTGCCATCAGCATAAACATGAGCTTTTTTACCATTGGGAATCGTAATTCCTGTACCAGCAGAAGTTTTAACGACAATGCTCTGATTGCCCGTGGTATTGTTCTCAACAAGATATTGTTTTTCAATCGTTGGAACAATCAAATCACGAGTAGCCGTTAAACTAACCCCAGAAGTGACATTTAAAATTAAATTTCTAAATACCTGCGTGGTATTAACATCCGTGTAACCTAATGTTAAGTTAGCGTCAGTAGAAAAGTTAGCTGTAGCCCGACCTGTGATGGCCTCCTCAACCGCAGTGCCAAGGTTCGTGTTGGTGGTTGATCCCCAAGTTCCCGATTGCTCGCCTGTGCCAATTAATTCAATCTTAAGATTTGAATACGTACTTGCCATGAGAAAACTCCTATGCGGCTACATCTACTTCAACCCAATTCGGATTCTGTGAAGCGCTGATAACGGACCAATTCGGATTCTGTGAAGCGCTGATAACGGACCAATTTGGATTCTGTGAATCAGGAACCACCGTCCATCCCCTAATTAAAACTGTCCCTACTGCACCTGTTCCAACAACCCCGGTTACGGGCTCTGTAATAGCTATCGAAGTTTGACCTACTGCACCTGTTCCAGCAACCCCAGAAACACTCGTCGTGTTAAAAGGAACAACGGTTCCAATAGCCCCGGTGGCCTCAACTCCCGTTAAAACCTTTACAAGTAACTTACCTACACTGCCCACGGCCCCAGTGCCCACGACACCCGTGACCGTAAACGTGTGCGAAATAACAACCGTTCCTACTGCGCCCGTGCCCTCAACCCCCGAAGGCGTGTAAGTAAGCGCAACAACTGGACTTCCAACCGCGCCCGTGCCCTCAACCCCTGTAGCAACAATACTGCTGAAAATTGCTACATTGCCAACGGACCCCGTGCCCTCAACTCCAGTAACAGCAATGTTACTGTTAATCATCAACGACACGGTGCCCACGGCCCCCGTGCCCGACACCCCATCAACTACATAAGCCGGAGCAATTCCGCTCCAGCCATTAATCCCCCAGCCGGAGTCGCCCCAGCCTACGTTGTAGGTGGTCGCTCCCACATCACGGCCTTAAGCAATACGAATAATCGCGGTTGATGCAGCAGGACTTGGAAACTGAATCTGAAAATCTCCCGAGGTAACCTGCTGATCACCACCAAAACTCAACACGGCACAGGCTGGGTTGCCAGAAGCCGTGTCGTTATAAATGATGCCGCCACAAGTCGTAAAAGTAGCCGCAGACCACGTGGTGTTATCAAAATCACAAACCGCTGTGGTGCCGTCTGCTACAGGTGTCACTGAAGTCAAAGTATTGCCGCCCGTGGTGTATCCATTGCCGTTAGCAAGCTCATCGGAGTTGCTTACAAGCGTGTCATAACTCGTCGTAGCAGCACCATATGTACCAGAGCCCACCGCAGTGGCTTTCATCAAAGCAAGTTTAAACGTGTTGCCCGTAGAGGCGGTGAAGTTATGAACTGCTTTAAGGATTTCAACTTTAAATGATGTCGGCATTGCCGTAGTGACAGAAATGGTCATGACTAGTTCTCCAATAATTTAATCAACTCAGGATGTCCCGCATCCCGAAAACGATTCATTAGCGTGGTGTTATGGGACGCCACCGCTTGTCGCATGTAGCGAATTAAAACCTCACGAACCTGCGCTTTAAAAGCTTCCGCTTGATCCCGTATGGCAGGATGCGAAGACGATCCAACATAAACAATCTTCTCAAGCGCCATCTCAGCCACTTCTTCGGGGGAAAAACCCCGCCTTGAAACATGCGTCACTTTAAACTCACCCAGTAAGGCTCCGCCAGAAGATCCAATCATGGCCCGGGACTCACGGATTTAATAGGTAGACGAATCATGCCATCTCTATATTCATCGCGTCTACGACGTCCTTGTTGCTCTGTGCCAAGACCCTGGATAGCCTGCTGGTAGCTTTGATTAAAATAACCCAACATGTCAGGAGGCCCTTTGGTATAGCTATAAGCTTGAATCAGGCAGGCGTACAAAAGCGCTTCAGGCGCGTTATTGCTAATCCAAGTTGTAGGATTACCGCTTGAAAGTTGCGCAGGACGATAAATGTACCCAATCTCTGCGACGTAGTTATCATCTGGCGTAGGGGCAAGATAAAAAGTGTCCTGGTCCCAAACTGAATAATACTTAGGCACTCCTGAAGGCGTTGCCGTCCCGGTCCCTGAGCCTACCCCGGTTGCGGTAAAAGAAACCCCCACATTATTAGACGCGGCACCAATAGCAACAAAATTAGTTGTTCCAACTGAAAGAATAGTGTACTGCGTTCCAATGTCAAAATTTCCTGCCATTATCGTGCCTCCGGGCCAGTATTCCTTCATAAAAGAAGTGTCCCTGAAGTCAAGAAAAATCTGCTCTCCAGACCTTGTAAGCATTAAATAACGATGTGTAAGAATGTCCGATGGAGCGCCGAGGAATTTTATGCCACTTGTAAGTGTCCCTGATGATTCTTTTTTAAAGTAATCAAGATCAATATCCCGCAAGATGCGGTTTTCAGCCATGGTAATAAAAGTATTAATCACCGAAGCAGTAAAAACATTGCTGTCTACCTCGGTGTAGTTCCTAATATTAGTGACAAGTTCGTCGTAAGTCATGGTTAAGTAATTACAATAGTAACGTTGCCAACAGCTCCATGCCCCGTTACAAAATTTTGAGAGGGGAAAGGCTGCATGTTTGTACGGTTGGCAGTGCTTATCCCTGAACCAATGCTTTGAAAAGGCGCGCTGAACCCCGGAGATCCAAGGTATATTGTAACCGGTTCTATCCTATCTACGCGAGGGTCCTTGAGCGCAATTGCATCGCCACGGTACTTGAGGGGATAAAGCTGAGGTTCTTTGGGTTCGTAGTCGTCAGGACAGACCATGAACCCGCGCCAGTTCTTACGAAGTGTTAGATATGGGTACCGTTGCCCACAATAATCACACAGCGCAAAGGAAAATTTGCCTGTTGCAAAAGCCATGGTCTACTGCCCAAAATCGGGGATAAACAGAGCGCTTGCGGTGTCGCGATCTTCCGCAGCCGCACGTTGGAAATCTTCTTCGTAGATCTGCTTGAGCATGCCCACGCGCTCGGGCGCGTATTTAAGCGCTATTTGATAGGCAAGCCCTGAAGCAAGGCACGGCAAAAAACGAAAGTTAACGTCGGCTGTGTTGGTGTAAACACCTGCATCTTGAATGCGTCGGATGCGGTAGTAGACCAGCGTATAAGCCAGATTAGGCGACGGGTACAAAAACACCTTAAAGGTGTTTGCCCGTTGTACGTACAACTGTGCAGGCTGCGCTTGCACCGTCTTATCAGGAAGATCCAAATACTCTTCGCGGCTAATACGGTCCAGGGTAATGTCTTGCTGGGGGCTGACTCCCGGCAAACGGATCACAGCGGACAGGACATTGACTGTGTCAGAGCCTAGGGTAATTTCATAGCCTCCAGGCGTCAACGTGTATGAAGCTTGCTCAATAGTCCAAAGATTCAAGCCTCGATTGGCCCAATCTAAAAACAACAAGTTCATCGACCGACGCGCCGAGGACAACTGATAACCTGCGGTAGGCCGCATGCCACAGCGCTCAAACGCCTCTTCGATCAAATCATCGATCGAAAGATTAAAGTCGGTTGTACCTGAAGTGGTCATTCGTTGTACAAGTTATCAAAAGTAACCGCAGCATTCATGTAAGAGTCATCCTGCTCAGCACAATGCGTCCATTGACTAGGTTTAAAATCAGGGGCCCCTTTGCCTGTTTGCCAAAACGCTGGACTTGTAACCCTTACACGATTATTAGGTAAGGCAACCACATTGCCCGTCCACTTACCCGCATCCATTAACACTAAAACATGGCTTTGTTTATGTTGCGCAGGACAATCTGCAACTTCGCTTTCCGTGTAATCCACCGTAAAAAGATAACGGCCCGTATAAAACTCACCATCAATCTTACATTGCCACGGACTGGGTGACGTTCTTGCAAACTTAATCACGCTATGGTGGTGCGAGGGGCAGTCCCAAGGTTGCGCCAAATGCGTGGGCATACGTTCAGGCCACTGCTCTAAAGGAATGTCTCCCACCAAAGCCGTAATTGGCATCCTAGCCCACATAGCCCCGCCGTGGACGTTTTCAACTTCTTCACCATCCGATTCACAACCCGTAAAAACAAGCTGAAAACTTAAACACCGATCAGGCATTGTCGTCACAGCGATCGCCAAAGCATGCAAATATTCCCCGTGATACTTCTGGTGCATATGGGTAAACTCACGTCTTACCCAGCATTTGAAGTAAGGAATATTGCTTACTAAGTAGGGCACATGCCGCCTTTTCTCATCTTGGTGACGCCCTTCATGGCCATGCGTTTATGTTGGTTAACAGCGCCACCATTTTTCATGCGTACAGGACCGGTTGATGTGCTGGTTTTACTCAACATTTTGTTAGCAGGGCCTGATAAAACCGCCCCTCCCCCGCGCGTAGCCGCGCCCATGCCACGTCCAGCCATGATTATTTACCCCTTTTCTTTGCCATACCGCCTTTTTTCATAGCAGGTGGCATAACCGCTGCACGGCCACCGGCCATACGAGGATCCATCATACGGGGATCAGCCATGCCGCCCATTTGCATCTTGGCAGGCTTTTTCATTGCCCTGCCTTCCGCATCGTCCGTTTTACGCTTCAATGCGCGACCTGCACTGTCTGAAGCCATGCCACCTGCTGCATAACCCTTTTTCATCTTCTTTGCCGCACCACCTGCGGCGTAGCCTTTACTCATCATCATATATTCCTTTCAACGAAATTTAGCTGTTTTCGCAGCTATGGTCTTTGGCTGTGCTACAAACTGTTTTCCTGCTTTTTTGCCAACTCTTTTGGCCCTTGTCGTGGCTGCATACTCCGCAGCAGACAAAGATTTAATTGCAGCCTCGGGAAGATACCGCTCTCCAGTTTCCGAGGATTTCTTACCGCTTTTGGTGCGCCATTTCTGGTCTCCCCAATCTTTCAACGACTGTTGTGGAGCCTTCAAAGTTTTTCACCTATCTCATACTGAGATAACTTTGCTTTTAACTTTTCAATTTCCGCATCGCGTTCAGCAAGCTTCTTTTGAAAACTTTCATTCATATCTATCCACATCTGCAAGTTTTGCGTACGCATCTTGTTGTCTTCGACCATCATATTAAATAGTCGCTCAGATGCATCAAGTTGCTTTTGGATAAAATTAATCACGGTAACCTCCATAACTTCCAAACGCCTCTAAATACTCTACAGCACTTTTTAAAATTTCGGGGTTATCTCTAAACATACCAAGCGCCCTATTGCATTGCTTGCATAAAACACCTCTAAATTCCCCTGTCTCATGGTTGTGGTCTATGGCGCTATCAATCAATTCAATTTCTATTTTACAAATTGCACAACATTCTTCTTGGCGCTCATACCTATCAATTAACTGTTCTGGTGTTATACTTCTTCTGGCGCAACGTTTAGCTAATGTCCAACTATCTTTATTTCTATATTCCCTAACACGTTCTGGATTTTCAACAACCCATTGCCTGTGCTGCTTAAATAAACATGTATTACACCGACTTTTTAGTAAGTGTGATTCCGCCCCGCCCCGGCTTCTATATGCCGATAGAGGCTTTATTTCTCCACAAAAAGTACACTGCTTAGTCTCTGTATCCACCACCAGCAGCCTTATATTTTTTTGCAACTAATTGACTTTTTCTCGCGGACCACTGCCCTGCGCCTGTGCCATGCGTTGCAGCAGCTTTAACCTGAGCTACGATTTTCTTGCGTAACCCAGGCTTGGTGTAATTACCTGCTGCATTGACTTTAGACTTGGTGGCCATCTTCAGTGCCCTTTGCTGAGGGCATCAATCTTTGCTTCAAGCCTTTCAAAGCCTGCATCAAACCGTTCCATAATTTTTTCAAGATCTGCACGGACCTCTGCACGAGTGATGTGGTCACGGGCTATTTCCTCACGGGTTTTATTTAATAGGATTTGAATCCGTTGTTGCTCATCATGAGAATTTTTGAGCATAAACATAACTAATCCCACTAAAACTGAAGTGATTAGGTTCCAAAGAATCATCGGGTCCATTTAACACTTCCATCTCTTACGTGCCTGACGAATCCGGCTGTTTGGATCTTTAGCTGCCTCAGGAAACATCTTCATCTGACCCGCTGACCTTGCACAAAAAGACTTCCTTCGTGCCGCATCCTTAGGACCGGGATTGTCACTGGTCACAGCCGTTTTTAACTTACTTCCTGGGTTGGCAGCGCGGTAGGCTTTTACACCCTTTTCCGTCATGCCCGCGCCCTGCTTCGTCGGTCTAAAGTTTCCACTCTTGACCGACGTCGCAATGCCCATGCCCTTCTTAGCCATTTACTGCGCAGCTCCGCCTTGGAAGAGTAGTGTCACGCTAAGAATATTCGCGTTGGCCACGTCAATATATACCCCCGTATCAAACAAAATGCCCATGTCAGGGATGATGATGTCACTAGCCCCTGCCGCAGCAGGCGTGTTAATCGTGATCAACGCCGTGCCTGACGACGTGCTGCCGTTTTTCAAAGAAAACGATGAGGCCGTATCGGTGTTCGTGAAGTAAATCCCCACCACCCGTGTACGGCCCGCGATCGCGTGCGCATCGGCAGTCTTAGTGACTGCCTGAATATTGCTATTACTCATGGGTTACCCCTTAAGCAGCGTCTTGGAAGTCGCCGCCGTCTTGGTCCGTTAGAGCATTTACCGAGTTAGCAATCTTAATCAAGTCGCCAGCAGCACCGTAATCGGTGATGTTATTGCGAACACAGTTGTTAAACAACAAGACGCCGTTTTGCGCGGCATTACCCACCGCAGCAACCGTCATTGTGGTCTCACCCCCAATGTTTTGTGCATTAATCATCACGCAATTTTGGAACAACGCCCAACGATTTAATGAGCTTGCCGCATTTGCGTCCACTGCAAGCACGCCTGCGGCTGTTGCATAAATCGGGAATAAACAGTTATTGAACGTATTACGCGCTGTCTGTGAACGTAGACGAATATTTGCATTAGCCACGGTCCGGGGCACAGTGTCCAAGCCAAACGTGCAATTCTCAAACAGATGCTCGCCGCCTCCAGTCAAAAGCAAACAGGCACTGCCTGTTTCATCAGCGGAATATGTTGCGTTACCCATGCCTGCAAAATGCACGTTAGAGTAATAGTTGCGCTCGCCTTCATCTTCCCAAGCTACGACTGCGGTAGATTCTGCAAAGCCTTCAAAAATTTGAATGTTTGCAAACATGCAACCATCGCCCGTGACTTCAACCATTGGCGTAAACGCTGTGGCAGGAGCCGTGGCTGCGTGCGAAATCCGAGCGCGTTGGGAAATGTTTACAGGGGAGCAGATGCCAATAAGGTGCGTAGCATCCTTATTCCATGATAATTTAGCCGTAAGACGGGCTGTGCCTGAAGCTTGACCATTGCCGATCAAAAACACAACATCGTTCTTGCCCGAAGAACATTTGTCTAAAGCAGCGGTGAGGGTTTTAAGTGCTTGAACGGGGCTGAGGCCTGTGTTGCCGTCTGCGCCAGTTGCGGGATTAACGTAATAGTAGGTGCCAGTGAAGGGAATTAAACCCCCAAAAGCTGGACCAATGAAGCCCCCAGGTGAAACTACGGGACCGGAGAAGGTTGTCTGACCCATGTCTTTCCTTTACATGCGATGTAAGTGCATTAGTCTGCATGTGCGTCAGCCGGGACTGTCTAATGCACCGGATTAACCCCGGAATGCTTAAATATACAACATAATCACTTAAAGAAAAAGGGGTCCGAAGACCCCTTTTTATGCTTGGAAATCAGGCTGCGCCGGGACTTCCAAAGATGCCACGCGGATCCGAGAACCCGAATGAGTAACGCTCACGCGCTTTGTAGCGAACGTTTCCAGTATCAAAGTCGCCTTCGAAACCAGTACGTAGTGCCACGCGCTCAAACATCTTCATGCCGTTAGGAGCGTCCGTCTTAATGAAGTACGCATCCGGGTCGGTCAAGAAGTGGTTGACTACGTAACCCTGCGGGATCATGCCCATGTTTTTGAGCGCGTTGATGTCATTGTCTGCCGTACCAACACGCAGCGTTGACTTCATAATACGATCAGCCGTAAACATAAGCTCTTTTGGAATGATCAACTTCAAACCCTGAACAGCGATCTTCAAGCCACGTTCATCGGTGAACGCTGCAATGTCGATCAATGATTGCTCAAGCGAAGTTTCCGAAAGATCAGCAGGAACAGTAAGCTCGTTTGAAAGATCCGGACCGCCCAAAGTGGGGTGATCCGTGGCACACAAAGGCTTACCGTCACCACCGATAGAGGTGTCGAATGCGCCATTGAGCACTGCTGCTGCCTTGATTTGCTTGGTCTGTGCCATGGAACGTGCCAATGCCTTGGTGTAACGTCCGGCCAAGCGGTCGTAAAGGTTGTCCTCTACAGCCTCTTCAGTCAGAGAAAACGCCAATGCAATGGTTTCATGGGTGTAGCGAGCAGTGTAAACTTCTTGCGCGTTGTCATAAGCGACACCTGCACCTTCAGTCTTGACCGGAGCCTCACCAAACCCGGATTCCATCACTTCTTCTTCAAACGCACGATCTGAGGACTCAACAGCATAAATCTGCAAGTGCTCGTTCTCGTAGTTTTTGTACTCAAGGCCAAAAAGAGCATTGAGCCCAGGCTCAAGTTCTTTGACCAGTTGTGCGCGGGAAATTGCCATGATTTAACCCCTTATGAGTTGACGCCAGCTACGCCGCTGCTGCTGTAGCTATGGTTGTTGATCTTGACGACAAGCTGGGCATACGCACCAAAAACATTACTGGGATCGTCGTACAAACCCACAATTTTTAACGTGTTACCGGCTGTGTTAGCAGGTGCGCCTGTGGTCGTCATTGCCGACTGACCCGTGGTCGTGCTTCCACTGCCATATGCCACGCCAACATTCTTGCCAATATCGCTTTGAGCAATTGCAGTGGCATCAGCTTGAATCAAAAAGAGCTGACTTGGGTCGTCAATAATGTCTGCTTGGATGTCAACCGTAAACGCTGCGTTAGCAATAAATTTATTGCTAAACGTAGGTTTGCCTGTGACAGGATCGTTGTAAAAACAACCGTTGAATACCCCAACCGCCGCATCCGTATCACCAGAAACACGTTGGATATATCCAGCTACAAGACGTACCAGATCACCTTGGAAAATGTTTGTACCATAATCCTCTTTGATCAAGTAGCCATACTGCTTTTGAGCGCCCGTTGCGGAGAGATTCCCCAGAGGACGCATGCCAAAAGGCTTGTTTGTATTAGCCATTTGTAGTTCCTTTAAAAAGTAAGTTTAAGCCGAATTCCGGCTACCAAAAGTTGTACGAGTACGTCGATCGGGAGAGTTAATCCGCATGCTGTCATGAGCATTCGATTTTAACAACTCATTATCCACGGCTCTTTGCTGATCTCTTGCCCTGTTTTGGTAATACGCATTACGTTCCTCTACCGTCTCTTCGGGGATTCTGGCAAGGATTAAAGCACCTACGCCAATTACACCCGCATGCTTGCCGTCATCAACCGTGGGGGCAGTGTAATCAGGATGCTCGTCAGCGCGAACAAGTTCATACCCTTCGCGTAATTTTGTAGTGACATTAATCCGATCATCAAATCCCATCGTTTCACGACGAATCCACCGGTTTTTAAATCCATCTGGAGCAGGAGGAGCGTCCAATTTAGAAGGAGGGGACCAGGGCTTACGGCGCGCTTCTTTTTCACGAGTCATTGTTGCTCGTGCTTCGCGACGAAGTTTGGGCAACGGCGTTGCAGAAACTTCAGGGGTGTTTTCTTGATCCATGGTTTATTCCTTCACGTACTTTGCGTATTCCTCAAGAGGAACATTAAGTTTTTTAGCAATTGCAACCTGACTTGGCGTCAGTCTTACAGTGCGGCGTGCAGAATTGTTAATTCCAGAGGAACGGGACGCAGGAGCAACCGTCTGCACGGGACGGTTGGCTGAACGATAACTCATATTAGCAGATTGAAACTTTTGTGGGAAGTTGTCTCGAATACGACGATCTAACTCGTTGTAGTAATCATCGCTTTGAGGGTTAAAACCCTCTTGAGTGACTAACTGTAAATGGATTCCTCTAGCCGCAGCAGTCATGGCGACATCTCTGCCAAACCACTCGTTTCTCTCGGCCCAGTCTTCTGCACGTGGGTCAATTTGTGCTTGCTGTTGAGCCTGCTGCGCCTGTAAGGCAAGTTGTTGTTGATGCTGTGCCCAAGCCTGCTGTTGTGCAGCAAGCCGTTGCTCAGCGTGAGGCCTGCTTGCTTCTGCTTCGCGAACCCGTTGTTGCTCTAGCAATATCGCAGTTAAACGCTCTTGGGCCTCGGTCTCTGTATCAATATCATTCTCTTCCCGGGCCTTCTTGATGATCTGTTTGAGGGCTAAAGCTTGGGTTTCAATTCGTCCTTTGGCCTCTCCGATTCTAGCCCCATCCACATGGACTAGTTGTTGCTCGGCTTGAGCCATACGGGTCTGGACTTGCCTTGCATATTCAATAGCCGCTTGCTCACGGCGCTCGGTTTCTCTAAGACGGGCCGTTAATTTATCAATGCGTTTCTGAACCTTATCACTATACTGATCCAGTTCTGCACTCGTCGTTTGAGGCTGCTCTTTTTCAACTTGCTGCGCAGTACCATCCTCTTGTATAGCTATTGTGGCAGGCTGCTCTTCCTCTCCAACATTAAACGTTAATTCTTCATTACTCATCATCTTTCCTTACATGTGCGCAATGTCTTGCGGATTGTTGATAATACCTAGCACCTCATCGTCATTAATGAAGCGAATTTCACCACCGTCAATAGGAATTCGAGCCCCTGCATAACGGCCAAAAAGTATCCAATCTTTTTCCTTGCACCACGGCCCCTCAGGAAACTTCTCTTGGTCGTAATAGGCTAAAGGCCCAAGGGCTAATACATAACCCACGGTGGTTGCAACTTGCGCACGCTTTTGCGTTTCTTCGGACAAGGCAATTCCACCACGCGTTTTTTGCGCACCTCGATAAGGCAAAATAGCAATACGCCATCCCGTAGGTTTTGGCAACCGACTAAGCACCGAATCCTCAATCAACTGGGGATCAAAGTTTCCTTCTCTGTCGTAAGCGTCGTCTAACGCCGGTTTGCGCTGGGCTTCTTGCTCTTGCCACTTTTGTTCCAATGCCGTTAATGCCATCAGAGATTCTCCTCTCGCTCGTTTAAAAGATCTTTGACCGTGACTTCAACAAGCTTGAGTGCCTCTAAGCGACCCATCAG